TATTCGTGCAACTTGCTTCGAAGGAGACTCCGGTCTTCTCAATATCATACCCAAGAGCCTTATACGAGATTACAACAAGTCCCTCTTTGAAATTACCCTCATCAACGGATCAATCATTCAAGGGATTCCAGCATCCGAACCAGAACGATATCGTGGTAAGCAATACCACGGAGCTTGGTTTGACGAGCTGTGCGCCTTCGACTATCTTGACGACGCATACGATGGTGTACAGTTCACTTTGCGACTTAAGGATCCTAGAATCCCCCGTGTCCAGCAGATCATCACCACCACCCCCAAGCCACGCGAGCTCATCGTTGACCTTAACGAAGGCAAAGTTGGGGGCGACGTCTACGTTGTCAACGCGTCATCGTTCGACAACAGAGAAAACCTGTCAGAAACGTTCTTCAAACAGCTAGAGACGTATGATGGCACCGACATTGGTCGCCAAGAGATCTATGGTGAGATTCTTGACCCCGAGTCATCAGGCATTATCAAACGTAAGCAATTTAAAATGTGGCCTGCTGACAAACCTACCCCAGTGTTAGAGTATGTTCTTGCCAGTTACGACCCAGCGACCAGCGAAAAAACACACAACGACCCAACAGCATGCACAGTATGGGGCGTGTTTGAGCAAACTGACGGTGGTACATGCGCAATGTTGTTAGATTCTTGGGATGAACACCTGTCTTACCCAGAATTACGCCGTAAAGTAGTTAATGACTTTAAAGAAGTTGTTTATGGCTCAGATAATGATTTTGGAAAAGGTAAAAAAGCGGATTTAATACTGATGGAAGATAAATCAGCCGGTATTTCACTGATCCAAGAGCTTAGAGGCGCTGGAGTACCCGTTCAAGGATACAATCCGGGCAGGGCAGACAAAGTCCAGCGATTAAACATCGTAGCTCCTTTGGTAGCCAAAGGAAAAATCTTCATTCCAGAAGATCCTAAGAAACCTGGAGAGTTTGCCGACTGGGCTAAGCGTTTTTTACGCCAAGTCTGCTCGTTTCCTGAAATGGGAGGGCATGATGACTACGTAGACTCCCTTTCACAGGCATTACGGATACTTAGGGACGACAATTGGCTACAGTTAGACTATCTACCAGCCCGTGATTATGACTACGCTGACGATGATAGAAATAAGAGATTTGTTAATCCGTATGCCCAATAGGGCGGATACGCCTAAAATAGCGTATTAGTTAAAATAAGGGCTGATTCCCCGCCCACCAAATTCCAAATAAAATAATCTATGGCACAACCACAATTTCCCATCCAAGCTGGCGGCAATTTGCCTGGCCTTGATCGCGAAAGCGAAGTCAAGGACGCAAAGCAGCAAGACGCTGACATGGAAGAGTATGAAGACATACTTGGATTAGATTCAGACGAAGTAGAGCAAGAAGTCATTGAGCTTGATGATGGTTCCGTGGTGGTAAACTACGTAGAAAAATCAAGCCCACTTAAGAATCCAGAGTTTTATGCAAACCTTGCAGAAGAGTTTGATGAAGGAACATTAGACACTTTAGCAAATGAGTATCTGGACTACATTGACGTAGATAAAGAAGCTCGTAAACAACGAGACAAACAATATGAAGAGGGACTTCGTAGGACCGGCCTTGGTAAGGACGCTCCTGGTGGTGCTACTTTCGACGGCGCTTCTAAAGTTGTTCATCCCGTCATGGCCGAGGCTTGCGTTGACTTCGCAGCCTCTGCGTCCAAAGAGCTATTACCGTCAGACGGCATCGTCAAATCCAACATCAAAGGAAACGACGACAAAGCAAAAGAAGAAGTTGCTGAACGAAAAGTAGACTTCCTTAACTGGCAGTTAACACAGCAAGTTCCTGAGTTCCGCGATGAGATGGAACAACTGTTTACTCAGTTGCCACTTGGTGGTTCACAGTACCTCAAGTGGATGTATGATGATGAGCAAGCTCGCCCAACGTGCGAGTGGGTACCAATTGACAACATCATCCTACCTTACGCATCAACCAACTTTTACACAGCGCAGCGTGTTACTGAGCAACAAGACATTACTGGCGATGAGTACCTAAAACGTATTGATGCTGGTTTGTACCGTGACTTAGATAATTTAGATTATACATCTGACGCGCCGCTAAACGACCAAACACGTAGTAAAGCAGCAAACGATAAAATTGAGGGTATTGATATGCCTTCAAAAAATATTGACGAATTACGTAGAGTTTATGAGATTACTTGCTTTATGCGACTGGATGAAGATCCAGAGACCGAAGGTAAACGCGCCCCATACATTCTGACTATTGACGAATCAACAAGCAAAGTATTATCACTCTACCGCAACTGGGATGCAAACGATGAGAAGCGCGAAAAACTGGACTGGATGGTTGAGTTTAAATTCATCCCTTGGCGTGGTGCTTATGCTATTGGTCTCCCCCATCTTATTGGCGGCTTGTCTGCTGCTCTCACTGGTGCTTTACGTGCTCTGCTTGATGCTGCTCATATCAACAACTCTCAGACAATGCTTAAGCTCAAAACTGGACGCGTGTCTGGACAGTCTGATCGAATTGAACCTACCCAAGTAATTGAAGTAGAAGCTGGCGCCGGTGTAACTGACATTCGTCAGATCGCCATGCCAATGCCATTCAATCCACCATCTAGCGTATTGTTTGATTTACTAGGTTGGTTAACTCAAGCAGCTAAAGGCGTGGTTACTACCGCAGAAGAAAAGATTGCTGACGCTAACAGTCAGATGCCAGTGGGCACAACCCAAGCTCTGATTGAGCAGGGCGCTAAAGTATTCTCTAGTATTCACGCTCGCCTGCATCGCAGCCAAGAAAAATCACTGGCCATTATTTCCCGTATCAATCATTGGTACTTGCAAGATATGGACAACCAGTCTGGCACTGAGATTGAAGTACGTGACTTTGCATACAACTCAGACGTTCGTCCAGTATCCGATCCCAACATTTTTTCTGAGACACAACGTCTTGCTCAGAATCAAGCACTGTTACAAATGGCGGGCTCTGCGCCTCCAGGAATGTTTGATATGCGCGCAGTATATAAGCGTGTACTCAAGCAATTAAAAGTTCCGGAAATGGAAGAAGTATTGCCAAACCCACAAGGCGCCAACGAATCCAATCCGGCCTTAGAGAATGTCTCTATGACGATGGGACGACCCGCTGCTGCCTACCCCGACCAGGACCATATTGCCCACCTTAAGATTCACTTAGAGTATGCAATGAATCCTGCGTACGGTGGTAACCCATTAATTGGACCAGTGTTTGCTCCTCATGCACTTGAGCATATCAAGCAGCACTTAACACTGCACTATTTACAATCTATGCGTGGCTATGTTGCGCATGCTGCTGGTGGTGAAGACATCCTTAAGTTGCATCAAGAAGCGCCACTAGACCAAGAAGCACAACAAGCCTTGGCAATGGCATCACAAATGGTTGGCCAAGATGCACAGCAAACTATTGGACCATTCTTACAACAAATTCAAGGTCTAGCCCAAAAAGTTGCCCAAGCTCAACAGCAACAACAGCAAACAGCTCTTATGTCTGACCCAACCGCTGCGGCAATTGTTAAGACTCAGACAGCTGAGACACAACGTAAAATGCAAGAAGCCCAGTCTAAGATGCAGCTTGATACTCAAGCTATGCAACAAGACTATCAAGTTAAAATTGCTGAGTTGCAGCAAAAAGTTCAAGAGCTTCAAGCTAAATATAGCACCCAAACAAGCATTGATAACCAACGCAATGCAACTGATATTGCTATGGCTAACATCAACAACGCGGCAAAAGAGCGTATTGCTACTATTACCGCTGGCGCAGCAATGGATCAGCTCCAAACTCAACTTGAAGCCGAACAAGACCAATCTGCAATGGAAGCTATCCAAGCATCTAACCAAGACATTCGTCAGCATGGCTTAGCAATCCAACAACAAGCGTTTGAGCAACAAGCAAATCAAGTTCAACAACAAATTGAAGCCCAACAGGCTCAACAACAGCATCAACAAGGTCTGGCACAAGCAGATCAGCAACACCAAATGGAGTTGCAGCAACAGGACCAGCAGCATCAACAGGGTTTGCAACAAGCCCAAGAACAACATGCTCAACAAATGGACCAAATGCAGCAACAACAAGCAGCACAACCACAAACACCTACTGAAGGACAATAATGGCAACTAAAAAACAAAACGGCGGCGAGTTAGGTTTCAAAAAGACCTACAAGATGACCGGCACTCCTGGCTACGCTGGTGGCCCTGGCGAAACAACTATTGACAAAGGCGCTTCTGGCTCCAAACGTGCTAACAACGCCGTTTTGAATCAAAACAAGATGGCTAAGTCACCAAAAGTTGGACCAGATAAAAACCTCAACGAAATCGGCGGCGGCAATTTTTATTAATCTTTGGGGCGGATTTATCCGCCACAGCGTATTAGTAAGAATATGAAGGACTTTATCAGTGAAATTATCGGTCGCGTAAGGACTGAGATAGAAAATCAAGCGGAAGCTGTCACCGCGGGTTCTAACATCAACTCGTTTGATGATTATAAGCAACACGTTGGTATTATCCAAGGTTTGCAGTTAACTTTAGATATTATAGACGAAATTTTGACAGAAAACGACGACGAAGAATCGTAAGATTCAGAAAGGGATTACCGTACGGTGATTGATATTAAAGAAAAGGACGAACCGGATACACGAACAGAAGCAGAGTGTTTTCCCGATGTAGATCCTGGTGTAGAAATTCTTGGAGACCGAGTATTGGTGCAATTGCGCCGTGAAAAGCTAACAAGTAAAGGCGGTATCTTCTTGGTAGAAGAAACCAGACAAACTCTCAAGTTTAACGAAACAGTAGCTAAAGTACGTGGCATTGGTCCCTTAGCATATAAGAGCCCAGACGATTTAACCCCATGGCCAGAAGGCCCTTGGTGTAATGTTGGCGATTTAGTTCGCACTATCAAGTACGGCGGTGATCGTTTTGTTGTGCAACCTGACGACGAAGGTGCCCCAGTGGTGTTTATTACACTGCAAGCCCGTGAAGTCATATCTCGAATCAAAACATTCGAGGCAGCACAAAAAATGAAAGCGTTTGTAGACTAATAACTTTGTAGAAAGTAGAGAATGGCAAAGAAAGACGAAGAACACGTTCCAATGAAAGAATTGGAAGACGGCTCTTTGGTAGCTAAAGTAGAGCTGCCAGAAGAGATTGAAGACCACGAAGAAGGTGGTCATGTAGAAGAAAAAGAAGAAGACACTCGAAGCGAAGAAGAGCGTGAAGACGACGAAGCCGCTGAAGAGGGTGAAAACGACGAAGAGCGTGAAGCAATTCGTGAGGCTCGCAGAGAAGAACGTAAGCTCAAAAAAGAGCTAAAGAAGCAACGTGAAATATCAGCAAAGAACAAGATTACAGCACTTGAGCGCCGTAATGCAGAACTGGCAGAACGCCTGGCTAAAGTAGAAAGTACTGCGGTATCTTATCAATTTGCACAGTTAGACAAGTCTATTGAAGACGAAGCTACCCGTGTTGAATACGCTAAAATGAAGATGGTACAAGCCGCGCAAGCTGGTGATGTAAACGCTCAAATGGAATACCTAGAACAGTTAACAGACGCTAAACAACGTCTGCAACAAGTTCAGTATTATAAAAAACAACAAGTCGAGCAGGCCAAAGCACCAAAACAAAACGTGCCAAACCCGATTACAACCGAAGTTCAACAAAACGCCACAAAATGGCTTAAAAAGAACTCTTGGTATGACCCACAAGCTCGAGATACAGATAGTAGAATTGCCAAAGTAATTGACCAAGAACTAGCAGCTGATGGTTGGGATCCAAGTGATCCTGAGTATTGGGATGAGCTAGACAGTCGCCTACAAAATCGTTTGCCACACAGATACACTTCCAAAGGAGGCTCTGTGAAACGAGCAAATACATCCACATCAGGGCGTACCGCTAGCACTACTAGCGCAAAACCTGGAACCATCACGTTAAGTCGTGACCGCGTACAAGCAATTAAAGACGCTGGCGCATGGGATGATGTAGAAAAACGAAACAAAATGATCCGCGCATATGCGTCGTATGATCGTGCAAATAAAGGTTAATTATCATGGCAAATACAAGAATTAAACGTGACTTAGATGATCGCTTAGCCGATCGAGTTACCGCAACAAAAGAACGGATCTCTAATAATGATCCAGACGCATTAGCAAAAAAGGAGCGTGTAGCTGCGTTCCGCGATAAATGGCAAAATTCGGCGTTACCGGACTTGCCAGGCGGGATTATTCCCGGATTCCATTTGTGCTGGTTATCCACCACAAATAATTATGACAGTATCGACAAACGATTAGCATTGGGATATGAGCCAGTGAAAGCCTCGGAATTAGGAAAAGGCTTTGAAAACTTAGGCAAGATGAGCTCGGGCAAGTTTGAAGGCTGTGTTAGCTGTAACGAAATGGTTCTCTTCAAGTTACCAGAAGAAATCTATCAAGAAGTGATGAAAATGTTGCACCTTGAGGATCCCCTTGAGCACCAACGTAATATCACCGCGCAAGTTCGGAGCACTGCTCAA